TTTTTTTTTTCCCCCTGCCATAAATAAGCTACCCTCCATCCTCTACCCTAGTTCAATCGTGTATATGACATCATACATATCTACCATAATTTTACAACTGTTAAAATTATTTTACAATAATATTTTTAGAATAATTAAAAAAGTGGTCTAAAACCACTCTTATAAACATTCAAATCCTCCATGTTCAATTTCTTTAATTATTTGTTTTGCTTTTTCAGGATTAGTATTTTTTAATTTAGATATTTCTTCATAATACCTATCTTTATCATTTTCAAACAATATTTCATAATCCACACCATTAATTGTATAACGAGATTGTTTGTTGGATATATTAAACCAATTTTCTTTAATTGCTTTTCTTAAAACTAAATTAAAGTCTTTATATTTGTTTTTGTTACCATTAGATTGAACATAATCATCAAGAGCCTGTATCATAGCATCTATAAAGTATTTATTGTTATTATGCTCCTGAATTAATTTATCATATTGGTCTTGAGTCAATTTAACCCATCCATATTTTCCAGCGTGAGTATATATATCTTTATTATTATTTAAATTATTATTATAATCTTTATTATTAGGTAAAGTTTCTTTACTACCCCCCTGTAAAATTTCTTTACTACCCCCCTGTAAAATTTCTTTACTAGGTGGTAAAGTTTCTTTACTAGTGGTAAAATTCAACACATCTTTATTGATTTTATATTTATTAAATGTAACATTGTTATATGTTTCACTTATTTTAGTTATGAAATTTTTTTTGCAGAGGTCATCAAGAGCCTTATCAATAGTTGGTTTAGTAACTCCAATAAAATCACACAGGTATTGTCTACTTCCTTTAAATTCACATTCTCCATCTTGTGAAAAACCATATATGATAGCATATACTAATAGCATTGCTCCTTTTAATTTTAAATGATTAATCATCCATCCTGATATTTGAAAATAATTTTCATCTTTAATTTTTGTCATAAAATCCTCCTATAAATTAATAAACGCTTAATCATTAGAGTAGCAGCTCCAATAACCAAGCGTTTATTTGTTGGTAGTATTTAGTTATACATTGATAGTATCTGCTACTACTACCAACATTGTGTAAAAAAATATCTAAAGGGAGATGTTATTTTCCACACCTTTATTATATTACAATAATTAGAATTTTCAATCTTCTTTTAATAAAAATTGAATATCAGCTCTAACCATACCTTTTGAATTGATTCCATCAATGCCAAGTTGTTCTTCCCACTTAACCAGATAACGCTCTAATTTTTCTAACCTGTCTAGGTCTTTTATTAACTTTTGTACAGGTGGAATGAATACTCTTCTATATTTTTCTAGTTCTTCTAGGTCTTTTTCTATAATCTTTAAACATTCTTCTTTGTCAAAGTCTGGCATATATGTAGCTGGTGCTGTTTCTTGTCTTAATCTTTTAATTGCTTCTTTACTTGTCATTCATCCAATTTCTCCTTTTTATTATGTCTATACCATAGCCTTTACCAAAGTATTTATAAGAGCAACTATTACATATAAGCCTTGAGCCATTATTAGAGCTGCTTTCATCAATACTTACTTTTTTATTACATAAAACACAAGTATGTCTTTTTACACTACTATCTCTAATTCCATACCTTTTAAATATTTTTATGTTTTCTTTATTTTCTTCTTCATTAATTCCAGGTATCATAAACCACTCCTATCATCAACTATCTTATATCCATAAATATCAGTTAGTGAATAATGTTTATTTAATTCTACTCCTGATGGTTTTTTATCAATTACTATTTCTTCAGTTGTTCCATCATCATAAAAAATTTTCATCAACCAATTTGAGCCATCACTTTTATAAAATACAATTTCTAATGGTTTCATTTAATCATCTCCTTAATTAAAATAATAATCTTCTATTTTTCTAAATCCTCTATATGAAATAACTTCGTAAACTATTCCATTACTGTTATCATTGTTTAAATCAGGATTATTCTGCTCTTGTAATTTATCTGCAACTTTTTGTGCTTTCTTATAAGAAGAGGTAATTAAAACAATCTGCCTATCATTAATTTCTACTTGAATAACTACAAATAATGGTTTCATTTCTTTAACACCTCTTTATAAACTTTATCTATGTACTCATTAATCATTGATTTAAATTTATTGTAATCTACTCCTTGCTCTCCATCAGCTAATGCTAATATCTGTACCAATGATCCAATAGCAACCATAATTTCAAGTGAATCACTATGTTCTGGTACAATTAATCCATAACCTTTAGCAAGTGGTATTACACCTGATTTGGCTTTTTTAAATTTACTCATTTGTTTCTCCTTGTATAAATCTTTCTATTTTCCAATATGTATTATAATCAAAATCCTTTTGGCCTCTATCATACTTCTCCTGAAGGTTATAAAAACATTGTTGCATATATCTAAAATTATGATGATTTTTAAAAGGCTTTAAATTAAACATTTCACAAGCGTTAAAAGACATTCCTTTAAAGTATTCCTCATAATTTTTAAAATTTTTAATTTTAAATCCTCTCGATAGCATTTCTTGAATAACTAAATTTGAATAAATGCCTAGATCATCTTTAGGATATTCATAAATATAATTAATCAGAATGTGTTTATCCTGTTTCTTAAATATGGAGTTCAATTCCCTCCATTGAGCTAATAGTTGGCTCTTAGGAAGAAATTGAATTAACTTATAGTGCCATAATCTCATTTTAAGCACCTCTTTTAACTGCAATAATTTTTTCAGCTACTAATTTAATTCCTTTAGATGCTTCTAATTTGCCTTTAAAACCAACTTTATCATCAACTTTAATATTTGCTACTTGCTCCTTTAAAGCATCAACAAAATTAATTTTAAATGTACCTGTTTCAGCTTCTAAAGTAATTGCAGATGCATCTACTGTTTTAACTGTTCCGTACAACATAAATTGATTTATCATCATTTCACCTCCTCCTGAATAACACTTCTAACCTTCTTTGTTTCATTTTCAAACATAGAGCAATACTCATCAATGTTATCCCAAATTGCTTTATCAAAGCCTTCAGGAACATCTTTAATGATGTAGCTGCTACCATCAGTTAATTTAAAATTAAAATTAAATTTCTTCATTTTTCTTTACCTCCTTTTCTAATTCTTCAAATGTAATACCTCTTAAATGGTCTTTGTTAACTATCTCAATTTTTTCTTTTCTAATATGAGTTGTTTGAATACTATTCATAAAACTAATACAAAAATTGTATGCTTCTTCTGGTGTAGCTTCATGCCATTTAAAAAATGCTCTAATTTCAATCATCTTTACGCCTCCTCAACTGAATCATAATTAGTATGGTTATACATAAAATCAATTGCTTGACTAAATGTTCCCATATAAATAATGAAATCATTAGGATTATTTATATAATAAATGTAATACTTTTTCACATTTTGACCTCCGAACATTTGTTCTATCTACTTATATTTTACCATTTTTTTACTATATTTCAATAACTTTTTGTTAATTTTCTTAACATTTAGTAAAAACAAAAAGACTCTATAAAGAGTCCTTTATTGCTTTTGCTATTTTGGTGTAGCCATGTGTATGAAATAGAGAATAGTCAATATCACTACCAACAAAACATATCTCAATCAGTATTGCTTCACATTTCGTATTTTTAATAACATACAATGATGAGCCATCTTTTACACCTCGATTTTTAAAACCTAATTCCTGAAGGTTTTTACAAACCTTAACTGCTCTATCTAATTGTCTAGCTTTCCAGGTATACGCTTCACATCCATTACCACCTCCACCATTTAAATGAATAGAGATAAATAAATCTGCTAAATTGTCATTGGATAAATTTACGGCTGCTTTCAGGTTATTATCACTTTTATCAAATACTGCAGGTATAACTTCATGACCTGTATCGGCTAACTGCTTCATTAGTTCATAAGCTATTTTTCTTGTTTCAACTGATTCAATTAATTTTCCTACTGCTCCTGTACCTGTTCCCATTTTAGTATGACCTGCATTAATAACTATTCTCATTTAAAGCATCCTCTCTATTTTGCATTTAGTTGTATAAGTACACATAAAGTTATATTTAATTTTGTTGTAGACACTCTCAGCAACATCCATTTGTTACCATTTCATACAATAAAGTATGATTAATATTATAATTAATATAAAAATCAAAATCTTTTCAGTTTTAGTTATCATATGGCCTCTTTTATTAATTCTGCTTTTTTTCCTGTTATAAGTTCCCAACGTTTTATAATAACATCGCAATATTTAGGATCATATTCCATTGAGTAGCAACTTCTATTTAATTTTTCACATACACAAATACTTGTTCCAGAGCCACCGAACAAATCAAGTACAATATCATTTTTTTTAGATGAGTTTTGTACTAAATAGCCAAATAAATCTAATGGCTTCATTGTTGGATGTAAATCACTTTTTGAAGGTTTATCAAAATTTAAAACAGTTGTTTCACTTCTTCCACTGTACCAACTATGAGCTGCACCATCTTTCCAACCATAAAGACAAGGCTCGTGTTTCCATTGGTAGTCCTGTCTACCCATAACTAAAGCATTCTTATTCCAAATTAAATATGATCTAATTTTAAATACTTCCATTGTAGCAGTAACAAAATTATGTGTTTGTAAATTTGCATACCATATATAAAAAGATGCTCCTGCTTTCATAACTTCATCTGCATTTGAAAAAGCATTCTTTAAAAATTCTCTAAAATCTGTATCATTCATATTATCATTTTCTATTTTACCTGCAGTACCTTCATAATCTACATTGTAAGGTGGATCTGTTAGTAATAAATCAGCTTTATTTCCTTGCATAAGTTTTAATACATCTTGTTCTTTTGTGGAATCTCCACACATTAAATAATGATTTCCTAGCTTATAAATATCTCCATATTTAGATACAGGCTCATCAATTTCTTCTAATGCTTCATCTAAATCAAAATTATCATCTTCAACTTCTGCAGGTGTATTATTTTCTAGTTCCTGAAGCAAATCTTCAAAACCTAAAGAAGATAAATCAATGTTTTCAATTTTTGATAACTCTTCTTTTAAACCTTCCATATCAAAGCCTGTATTCATTGTTAACTGATTATGTACAATTCTATAAGCGTTCTTTTGTTCTTCTGATAAACCTGATAAAACTATACATTCAGCTTCTTCATATCCTAATTCTTGAAGTGCTATATATCTTCCATGACCTTCAATGATGATGTTAAATTCATCAATTGCTATTGGATCATTATTACCAAATTCCAAGATAGAATTTTTAAGTTGTTCTATCTGCTCCTGTGGATGCTCTTTTACATTATTCTCATAAGGAATAATATCATTTAATTTTATTTTCTTTATTTCCATTTTTTCAACTCCTCTTCACATTCTCTTAATTGTTCCTCAAAATCCTTTTGTTGTGGATTTAGCTTTGATAATAAATAACGTGCAGTTTTAGGATCTGGAGGAACATACTTTTTAGTTTTAGCAATTTTCTTTTTAGTTCCATGTGCAGTTTCTTCTATAAGCGTTGTTACTTCCTCATATTCAAAGCCTAACGCTCGTTTTTTTAATGCCTGTATATATTTATCCTTCTCTTCCATAAAAGCCTCCCAAATCAAAAATAAAAGGGATAAATTTTACCCCTCCCACGAATTTAATCGTTTTTTGTTTTTTGATGACAAAGCGTGTCATATTTACTTAATAAAATCAAATATAGTCATTTGTTTTGGCTCTTCTTCAAAATCACTACATCCACATCCATTTAAATATTTATCTTCAGGTACACCATTTACAATTGGAATTGAAAGTGGTATAAACCCTAATTTAGAACATCCATATTCTCTAAATGGATATACAATACCTTTAGTATCTTTATATTTATTTCTTTGAAAAAAGATACATTTATTACATCCCATTTCCCCTATGTCCTTTCATTCAATTTGATAACAAAGTGTGTCATTGTCTATAAAACTGAAGTCCTTCAGGAAGTTCTCTTGTTGTTGCTCCTGATAATCTAATTGCTCCTTGTTCAATAGATGCTTTGCAATAACTATATTTGTTTTTAATATCTCTAAATTTAGCCTGTTTAATTAAATACCATATGCAAGAACGAATTACATCAAAACCATATTGTTCTTCTAAAGAATTCATTAAATAATTATATTGATCCATAAATATTTCATCTTCTTGTATATAGTCATTATCTACTAACATTTTTGTTAAATAATTAGGCTTATGCCTTTTATCTATTTTATCTTTATCTTCATTAGGTAAGTCATTAATTGAATTAGTATTTAATTGTTCGTGGTTTTCCTTTTTCGGTTTTTCCGTAGTAGGATTATCCGATTTCGGTGGTATATTATTAGGACATTCAAATATGTCATAATCATAACCTTTAAAATGTCCTTTTTCATTTACTATTCTTGTTCGTGTTAAATATCCAAATTCCTCTAATTCTTTCAATGCAGACATAACACTATCTCTACCATCTTTTGATAATGTAGCAAGTCCATTAACCGAATAATCCCAATCATCAGGAAGAGATAACATCAGGCTTAATAAACCTTTAGCCTTTAAGCTCATCCCTTTTTCCTTAAAATGATGATTACTCATAATTGTATAATTAGCATTTTTATGCACTCTCATTACTGCCATTATTGAGACACCTCTTGTTGATTTTCTTAACACTAATATAACAACTATATAACATTTTGTAAACAATTAATTATTAATGATTAATATGTGTGTCATTTTGATGATACTAGAGTTATTTCATCAGTTTGAAATCCCTTATAAATAACACCATCTACATCAATATCAACTAAATTATAATCTTTTGGAACAACATAAATATTAACTATTGTTCCTGTTAATGTTTGACCATCAACTTTAAATGTAACAATATCTCCTAAATTCATTAATTCACCTTCTTTGTTAATCTATATTTACTCATATTACTTCTTATCTTGCTTATGCTTTAATTCCTGTAAAATTGTTTGCTCGACCTCTTTAATTTGGCTCATCAAATCCTCTTTAGTTGTTCTTAAATCGGTTTTCATATCTGTAACTGTTTTTTGTTGACTACCATTAGTTAATGCAGATACCACAATAAAATTTAATGATGCTTGAGCAATGCTTTCCCATAAAGCTGCATAATCCATTAAATTCACTCCCTAGAATAGTTAATATGTTCTTCTTCTTGTTGTTTCCTTAATTTAGATACAACTTCATCTTTTAAATCAGGATTCTTTTCTTGTAGTTTTCTTCTACATCGTGTAATACTTTCAAGACTTGGAATACCTAACATTTTATGATTTAAAAAAACATCATTTAAAGACATTTGAGGATCAATGTATTTTTTTAATACTTCCAGGTAAAGAATAAAGTTGTCACCTCGACACCTCTTATTATTGATTAGAGCCTCCTCAACAAGAGGCTCTAAAAATTTTAACCTACTCATGTTATTCCTCCTGATATTTTATCTTTTTTCTACCTTTTCACTTGGATTGTAAGGTCTTGTTTCAACCTCTATAAAATCTTTTAATGGAGTTAAATTATTAATATGAGCCTTACATTTTTTACATTTATCTAAAAGTTCATCATACATACAATCAATATAACCAAAGCAAAATACTCTTTTATCTTCTTTTCCATATTCTCCTGTAGTTGTATGTGCTCTTTTACAATCTTCATCTAAAGGTTGGCCTCTTAATTTTGCTCTATTAATTCTATGCATTTGTAATTTTTCCTCCTTATTTTCGTAAAACTCACATTTAGATACAAATTCATCAAAAAGACCTTTATAATGCCAATCTAAATGACAAGTTTTTTCATTTTTACAATTTTCACATTCTTGCATTATTGACCTCTTCTTCTTGTTTTAAAATCAACTATAAAGCATATTTTGTTAGATTTTACTTTGTGCCTTTTTATGTCCTTTTGTTTTTCAAAAAATGGCTTTATATCAATGTTTTTAAAACCTTTTTAGATAAAATTCTTTTAGATAAATTTAAAATAAATCTAACGTATTAAAAATATAGTTGATTTCGTTTTTTAGCCTGTATTATTTAAGGACAAATCCCTTTCTCTTGGTGTCAACTTCTTTTTGTTGCATTCCAATATATATTAATGTTTGAGCAGGAGTAGAGTGATTCAGGATAGATTGTAAAGCAACTACATCTCCTGTTTGTTTATAAAACCAATAACCATATGTTTTTCTCAAAGTATGAGTACCAATGTTATATGGAATCTTACAACCTTTTTTAACCTGTTGCATAATGTCATATCCCTGTACTCTTGTAATAGGTTTATTTACTCCTTTTTGGCTTGAAAATAGATAATCACCATCAACAAGATTATTCCTCTTTATATATTCCATTACTTCTTTATATACGGCATCGTGTAAGGTAATTTTATTTTCTTTTCTAGTTTTCTTATCTCTTTGATAAATGTAATTCAACTTAACCTTATCAACAGTTAATCTCCTTAAATCACTAAATCTCAAAGCCGTATTGATGCCTACAAATATAAGCAGATAGTTCCTATCATACATTTTTATTTTGCTTTCAGTTTTAGCAGCATCTCTTTTCTTTTTAAAAAAATAAATGCAATTGTGAAGATCATCTTCATCTCGAATTGGATTAACTGATGATTGTCCTGCTTCAATTTGATAATTCCTCAATTTATCACCTCCTTATAAATTTTGAAGAATACCTAATGTGTGAATTATAGAGACATTGTAGTCTCCTTCTAGTTTGTAAAATTCCTTATAACAGGCTTTTTCACTTGTTGATACATAAATCACTACATTTCCTTTAGTAATGCAATAATACTTATTTTTCATAGGTTATTGCTCCTTTTTGTTGTTTTTTTGTAAATTCCAAGTCTCTTCATCAGTTAAATTAAATAACTCTTGAATCTTCTTCCAAGTATTTGTTGAGCCTGTTCTTTTACCAGCTTCAATCATTGAATAAGCAACTTGAGATATACCTATTTTTTGAGCCATATCCTTTTGAGACAAGTCTCCGTTTTTGTATCGAACATCTCTTAAATTAGAATACATTTGCTCACCTCCTTTATTTTGATAACATAATGTGTCATTAAATACGAACATAAGTTCTAATTACACATATATTTTACCATTTTTTGTTATTTGTTCAATACTTTTTGTTATATTTTACTAATTTTTAGTTATTTTAGAATGCTCTTTAAACACAAGGTCTATAGCATACTCCATAAAATCAGGTGTAATTAGTTCCAAGCGTGTGAGCATCCTGATGACTCCTAGAATCATAAATAATCCCTCATCTGCATTCTTCTTGGTGCAATACAATCTATATTCTTTAATTTCCTGTAATACAAGTTCTTTAAACATAATATCCTTCTTTCGTTTAAATTTTATTCACATTGTTTAAAATGCTAACATTGTGTTACAATAATTCACATATACACTAGATTTTATACAAAGGATGGTTGATTATTTTGAAGGATAAAAATATTGGAAATAAGATAAAAGCCATTAGAAAGACAAGAGGATATTCTCAACAACAATTAGCTGAATTAATGGATGTCACACGCTCTACTATAAGTAATTGGGAATGTGGTAGAAGATATCCTCATTTAAGTGAATTAGATTCATTAGCAAATAAATTAAATGTATCATTAGAGTATTTTAAAGGTAATGGAGATGACATTAAGGAATTATTAGCAAAGGCTAATCAGGTGTTTAATGATAAAAATGTATCATCTCAAGAAAAAGCAGATGTATATAAAGAATTAATGAGGATATATCTAAAAAACGATAATTAAACACTACATTTTGTAGTTTTTTACTACAAAAAGGAGAAATAAAATGACAAAATTAACTATTAATAATGTAGCAGCTAAATTAAGAATTAGTCCTCAAACATTAAGATTAGGCTTACAAAGAGAGCAATTTCCTTTTGGCATTGCTATTAAAACCTCTAACCGATACACCTATGTAATTTATGAGAAAAAATTAAAGGAGTATTTGGATTATGAGAAAGAAGCATAATTTAAAATTACCTAATAAATTTGGTGGAATTGTTTTTCTTGGAGAAAGAAGAAGAAAACCTTATGGAGTTAGAATTACTACAGGATGGAACGATAAAAACCGACAAAGATATAAATATCTTGGCTATTTTGAGGAATATTTAGAGGCTATGGAGTTCCTGATTGAATATAATAAAAATCCTTATGATATTGATGCTAAAAGCATAACACTTAAAAATATATATGATGATTGGAGTAAAAGGCACTTTGACAAGGTGTCTTTGCATTCTAAAAGAGCATATATATCTGCATTTAAGAAATGTGAACATTTATATAATATGCCTTTTATAGATTTAAGGACAAAACATTTTCAAGATATTGTTGATCCAATGAAATCTACCTCTACTGCTCAAATGTTTAAGAACGTAATTAAGATGTTATATCAGTATGCTTTAAAACACGATATTGTTAATAAAGATTATTCAGCTTATATTGAAATGCCAAACGCTAAAAAGAAACATATTAAAAAGCCTTTTACCAAAGAAGAGATTGATTTGCTATGGAATCATCAAGGAAATGATGCAATAGATGTATTATTAATTCTTCTTTATTCAGGTATGAGAATTAGTGAAGTTTTAAATATGAAAATTGAAGATATTCATTTTGAAGAGCGTTATATGATTGGAGGAGTAAAAACTGAAGCTGGTAAAAATAGAATAATTCCTATTCATAAAAAAATCGTTCCTATTATTGAGAAACGATTATTAAATAAATATTTATTTCAGGGAATTAGAAGTAGAAATAAATATGACTACTCTTATATGTCAATTTTAATAAGTAAAGTATTTGATGAATTAAAAATGGAACATACAATTCACGAAACAAGGCATACATTTGTATCACAGGCCGATAGAATTGGAATTAATAAAATCACACTTAAAAGAATTGTTGGTCATTCAGTTAAAAGAAATGATATTACTGATGATGTTTACACACACAAAAATAAGGAAGATGTCATTCAGGCTATCGACCTTTTTTATTACTAAAAAGTGTATATCACTTGTATATTACGCTAGTTATCTCTTGAATTCTCACATTGTCTAATTGTTGATATAGAGCGTTTTAATCAGTTTAAGACAATTGGAATTGTCAAAAAATATAATATGATAATATCTCATCATTATTGATTAATCAAGTATTTATTCACGCTTTGTATATTTCTAGTGTATATTCAAATTACCTAATAGGTAATTAAAAAAGAGGTCTTAATTGACCTCTTAATTTTTTGAGTATGGAATTGTACCACGAATATTAGAATATCCTGTAGTTACATACAAGGCTAATGCACTAATCATATCAGTACAATTAATGTAGTTATTACTTCCAACCTGATAAAGTGAGTTAGTTTGATAATAACCACTTCTTGATATTGTTGGAGCGTTTACTCCATAAAGAATTGAAGCAGATTGAGAAGCACTTTGACCTATAATAGCACTTCTAGCTGATGATGTTCCTGTATAGGCTAAATACTCTCCACCATTTAACCTCAATACATCAGTATTTAAGAAACAATATGAGTTGCCTGAAGCATTTGATACACTTGCTCTACAATTAGTAAATGTACCACCATTTGATATATTAGAGCCTGAATATGAATTAATCCAAAATCTTGAATCCTCACATTGAATACTTGCATTGAATACATTAACTTGAGTACCTGAATTAGAGCCTCCAAGCACCATATTTAAACCTTTAAAGATAAAGTTCTTTGATGCACAATAGAAAATAGTTGCAACTACTCCACTTACATTTATTGTGATTTGGCTACAATTAGTGAAATCTAGTACCACTTTTCTATTTCCACTATGGAAATCAAACATTCTATAAGGAGATGCACTTGTTCCTGATCCACCAACAGGAACAGGATATTGAGTACCATTATAGCATCCAAAAGTACCTACTATCTTTAGATTTAATGAAGAGTAATCAGTACCACCATCTATAAAATTATTTACAATAGTAGTTATTTGTTGATTATCAGTTAATCCATTACATACATATGTATAAGAGTTAGCAGCTTTAAGAGTTGCTACATCTTGCACCCATTGATTATACTCACTAATAGCAGTTGGTAAACCTTCACCATCTATAAAATTATTTAACACTACTGATATATCTGCACCTGAATTTTTAGCACTTGTAAATGTTATTGTTATATATCCTGAATTAGTTCCTACTGTATAATTAGTATTTTCTTCTTTTAATCCATTTACATAAACCTCAACCAATGAGTATTTATTGTTGTATAAATTAGCAGCTAAATTAGTTATTACTGATGTTGATGTAGTTGCCAATGTTGTATTGTACTCAAATTGTTGAATAATTGCATCATAATAATCATCATAGCCTTTAACTGCAGTAAAGTAAGGACATACATCTTGACCTCTTGTATCTACTACTTGTGATACACTTGAAGCATTTGGTTGAATAACTGCATATCCAAGCATTATTTCATAAATAGTATCATTTTGAGTTAAATCACTAATTGTAGGAACACTTGTTAATGGATTTCCTACAACCAACTCGATAAATCTACCATTTAATTGTTGTTCATTGTTTTCTTGTAAAATGATTGGAACATAATAAGGAGATGAGCCTGTAGGAGCATTTCCTACACTTAAATTAACTACTGCATTATTAACATAGCCTTTGCCTTGAATAGTTGCTTTACCAATAGCAACATTAACACTTAATCCTGTTCCTGCACTAACTTGTAGTCCACCTTTTAAGACACCTGTAGTACATACAATACTAAACCAATCACTTATATCATCTGCATTATAGTTTCTATCATAGCCTGTAGGTGATGATGAATCAGGGAATGCATTAAAGAATAAAGATTTTTGAGCCATTATTTTTTACCTCCATTTTTCAAAAGTCCTATTTGTGCTTCAATTAATGTTTTTAGATATGCCTCCATATCCTCATAATTTGCCTCTAGCCATTCTTTAACCTTAATAGGTAGATTTACCTTAATTAGTTTTATACAACGCTCTAGAGCCAATTTTTGAGCCTGTAGAGTAAATTCATTTTTACACTTTAATTCCTCAACATATGTTTGATAAACATTTAATACTGATTGTTGTACTACTTGATTTAAAGATGAAATTATATTTTTTAATTCTCCATCTTTAACCCATTTATTGATTAAATAAGTAACATATACTCCTAATGCACTTATTACTATTCCAACTATTCCGATAATTAATTGAGTTCCTATTTCATTCCAATTCATTTTTTAAATACCTCTTTTTCAAGATTTTTTATTTTAGTATCGTGTTCAATAATTTTTTCGTGGTCATTTTGCATTTTATTATCTAGTTTTTCAACTTTATATTTTATATCTTCTACCCCATTTTTTATTGTTGCTATATTGCTTTTTATTTCAACTATACTTGTTATATCCTTTTCTTTATCATTATCATTTTCTCTAGATTCTTTTTTATAGTTGAAAAAAAATCCTACTAATAAAGCTGCAAATGAAATTACCACTGCAATTAAACTAATTATTTCTCCATAACTCATAAATCAAATAAACCACCCTTTCAGGTGGCTTACTTCATTTAACAAATAATTGCACCCAATATGTCCCATATGTCCCACCTTCAACATATCCGACACCTAATTCAGTGTAATTCTTGTTTAATATGTTGGCTCTATGTCCTGATGAATTCATCCAATCATTCATAACTTGTTGAGCCGATTTTTGACCTGCAGCAATGTTTTCACCTGCACTTTGATATTTAACTCCAAATCTTTGAAGCATTTCAAATGGTGATCCATATGTTGCAGATTGATGACTAAAATAATTATTGTCTCTCATATCTTCAGCTTTTTTGGTAGCAATACCATTAAGCGTATGATTTAACACTAATTCATTTAAGCCTTGTTTTTTTCTCTCAATGTTGACTAACCTTAATACTTCTAATGCTTCCGTGCTTTCGACCTCATCAGCTGTATTGCTGCCACTCTCAATTTCATCATTAGATGAATTCTCTTGAGTCGATTGTCCGTGTTCATAGTTCGGCAAATCAACTTTCTCTTTAGGATAAATTAAATTTAAATCCTTAAATAAATCTTTGTTTAACTCTTTTAAATCCTTGAAATCGATATGGTATCTCTTTGCAATTCCCCAAATGGTATCTCCTGATTTAACACTACAATTGGATGCATATACAGGAGATGAAAAACCAATGACTAAAAGTGACATTGCGACAAATTTCAATACGGTTATCTTCATAACACTAATATGACACATCTTGTCATCATTTATTCATTTCCGTATTCAGCCTGTTCTCCATAACCTGTAGCATCTTGTTTGAATGTATATTTAAGAATTCTAGTTGAGGCTTCATAATTAAAATATTCATCTCTTACTTCAACTAAATCACCAATAAAGAAATCTTTTTCAAATTCATAACTTGAATATTGTAAATCAAGTTCTGCATTAAATTGAACATCAATATATCTTTCAGCTAATTGATTTTTACCTTCCTGTTGTTGCATAGTCTTATATGTATTACTTGAAGGTAATATTTCAGTACCATCCTCTAATTTAGTTGATAAATTAGATTCTACAACCATTTCTAGCCTATCTATATTAGTTGCTCCTGTATTATAATCTTGAGCATATTCAACATCTTGGTCATTCTCACTAAATTTAGATACAACTCTACAAAATGTTTTCTTGTTCTCACTATTTTCAAAATACTCACTTGAAATAAGATTATCCATTGATTGAGCAAATAAAACACTTGATGTTCTATCTACTCCCTGAATTACCCTAAAGGTAATTTGACCACTTTCAAATGTAGTATAGCAACCACATTTATTAGCCTTTAACAATGCAAGTAAAAAGTCTGCTATATCTTCTCTAGTTGCTTGTGTTTGCTCTATAGTAATATTAAATGTAGGTTGAATAACATTTACTCCTACTATCTTTCGATACGATAAAGCACCTAATCCTAAATTGTTATAAACTAAATTATATACGGCAGTAGCAAGATTAGATTCTAGTTGATAAGGATTTAAAATACATCTAGTATGTAATAACCATTTAGCCTCAAAACCTTTAACATCAATCATTCTTGCACCTTCACTATTGAATGTGTATTGAACGCTTTTAATAATCCATAAATAAGGCTTATTAGGTATCTTGATGTAATTACCCATTTTTAAAGCCTGTAGATTATTGGATGTTGCAGGTGCATATACTTCGAATTCTCCAATATCATAATAAGATAATTCAAACCAACATTCACTTGGCTCTACCATTGCAAATGATTTTAAAGTATATTTACCAATGACCTCAACATAAGGTATCATTATTCATACCTCCTCTTGTAAGAGATAGTAAAGTAAATATCTTCACTTGGAGTTACTTGGCTTGTAGATTCATCAAATGTACCAACATTAAATGTATTATCTCCTGTTTCTAACTGAAGCCAATCAGTACCATTGAAATTTAAATAACTTAATACAGGTTGACCATTATATGTAGTTGAATTATTTATTTTAATATACTTGTTACCTCTAGTTGTATTTATCTCAACCTCATCATTTTCTTGTAATGTTAAGTTAAGCCACATATACCAACCAACTTGATTTCCTGATGAACAAGCAATACAAGGATTTTCTACTGATCCTAAAGCAGTTATTTTAATGTTCATACCTACTGAAACATCTCCATTATTAGTAAATGTTTTTTCAGCATCTAAATCTACTGCTCCAAATGGTCTACCTGTTGGAGTAAAATATTGTCCTGTAGAAATAGGAAAATATAATAAATCAATAAACATTGAAATAGCAGTTATTACTTGATTTAAATCTTCCCAATAAGGTTGACCACAATATATATCTAACTGAATTTCACACATACTCATCATTCGAGTATATGGTGGTATAGTTGCAATTCCCTTAATAGTAATAGTTTGATTATTTTCAGTTTCTTGTAATGTTACATATTGTTTAGATTTAACTATGTTAGTAAAGAAATCAATACTACCCTTAATATCAGGAATCAACTTAAATGTCATTGATATTCCTCTTGGAAGAGCCTTTACACCTTCAATAATAGTTCCATCAATATAAGGAGATGATACCTCTTGTATATCAGTATTGATTCCGTGTAACGCTTCACATTTGCTTAATACAAAGTATTGAGTATTATTTAGGAGGTCTAATGTTTGACCATTTTTATTTGTTAAAATTAGTTCCATATTAACCTCCTATTGCTCTCTTTGTTTCTAAAGCTGCTTTATGTAAAGCCAACTTTGATGTTTCCATACGTTCGAATTTATAATCAAATTTATAATTATTAGTTACATTTTGATTTTTAATTAAATCAAATAATTGCTCTACCCAACTAGGAGCAGATGCATTATTAAATCCAATTATTCCTGAATTATCTACTTCTAAATCATTAGTCATTTTATTTAATGATTTTTGCATATTTTTAGTTACATCATCTATTTCATCAGTAAAGCCTTCTTCAATACCTAAAGCAAGATTTTTACCTATTTGTTCTTTAAATACTTTACTTGGAGATGCAATACCAAATACTTTTTTAACACCACCAACAATGCCATTAAATAATGATTTAACTGCATTCCAAATTGCTTCAGGATTTAATAAACCCTCAAACAATCCTGATAGTAAATCTCCACCTGCTTTAATCATTTCAGGAATACCATCAATTAATCCTTCAACCATTGTTTTAATAATAGAAGGCATTTGTTTTATTAATTCTGCTATGATTTGAGGTATGGCTTCTAAAATACCTGATAGTAATTGGATAGCACCATTGATAATATCACCAATTCTTGATGTTAAAACTCTAACTATTGTTGTTACTATATTAGGAATTTCTTTAACTAAAGCCTGTAATATAGTAGGTATTGCTTGAATTATAGCCATTAATAATTGAATAGCACCTTGTAATAATTGAGGTAGCATTGATAACAATCCATCAATTATTGTAGTAATAATCTTTGGTAGGTTATCATTTAAAGCCTGTAATATTAAAGGTATTGCATCAACTATAGCCATAAATAATGTTATAGCTGCCTGAATTAATTGAGGTATAAATGAATTTAATCCATCAATTATTGTTTGAATTATTTGAGGTAAAGCCTGTAATAAACTATTAATTAATGAAGGTAATGCTTCAACTATTCCCATTATTAATTGACTAATTCCATCTAGTAATACAGGTAATGCATCCATTATTGCTTGTACTAATTGAGGAATTGTATCAATAATTGTTTGAATAACTTGAGGAATTATTTCACCTAAAGCACCAACTATTGTTGATATTGCATTTACTAATGTTGTCACCAAATTAGGAAGAGCATTTAATATTGTATTAATAATAGATGGCACTAACTCGACAAATATATTAACAACACTAGGTATTACTGCATTTACTTTATCTAATAATGTTTTTAAAATACCACTTAATCCATCGGCTAATTTTTTAGCACCTTCAGTTGATCCATTAAATGCACTTTGTAAGCCTTCACCAATTAATTTAACAAATGGTTGAATAGCCTCCATTAAACCTGCAAAAGCATTTTTAAGCATAGTCATTATTGGCTCTGCTACTTCTCCAAGTTCAGCCATTGCTTGAGTCAATCTTGTTTGAGCCTGTTCAGCTGCAATTATTTCTTTATTGTTTTCTTTATAAGCAGTTGCAGTTTCTCCATAAAGTTCAGTTAACTTTCCAAGAATTAATTGGCTTCTTTCCTCTTCAGTAGAACAAGCCTCTAATTTTGCTTTAAAGGAATCAAGATTAACTCCTCCCCACTCTAAAGCATCTGCTAAACCACCCTCAACTGCATCTCCTGTTTGAATTGCCAAATTAATATTTTCGGTCAATGATTCCGTAGGCAATGATGCTCCAAATGTAGCAAATACTCCTGTTAAAGCGTGAGTATATTTAGATAACTCTTGTTCAGTTTTAGTAAATTGAGCAAGGTGTAACATAGTCTCTTGAGATTTAGAAGTATCACCTAATATTGCATTAAATTCACTATAGGTTTTCTTCATTGTTTCGGCACTATGTCCTGCTTGAGTAAATGCCGTTTCAAGTTGAGCCTGTTCTTTACGGAATTCCCTAGTACCTTCTGCCATACTCATAAATGATCCAACGGCTGCCGTAGCCATACCAGCTACACCAAGAGCCATTCCACCAATACCTTTGCCTATTCTACTTGCTACACTTTCGGCAGATTTACCTTGCTTCTCTTGAGCATCAGTTAACTCTTTTAACTCTTGCTTGGTTTTAACACCTGCTTTTTCAAGTTCCTGAAGAGATTTAGTATAATCATCAGTTTGTTTTTCGGCTTTGCTAATTTTAGCAGTTTGATTATTAATAGCAATTTGAAGATTTTTGGCTTCTTTGGTATTTCCTTTACCTGCCTTTTCCATCTCTTCAAGTCGCTTCTTCATATCTTGTAACTTTAGTTTTTCGGCTTCTAAAACCTTGTTAAGTTGAGTTATTCTAGCCTTTAAACCATCAGCCGAATCACTCCATTTACCAAGTGAGGCAGTAGCAACATCAAATTCACTATTAACTGTCTTGATGTATTGATTTAATTGTTGAGTAGAAGATGAGAATTGACTAATATCGGCTTTAAAGACCGTAGTAATAGTATTTTCATCCATTGTATTCACCTCCTAATGCCAAGAGGCAGATTTAGAAGTCACCCAAGTTCCTTTCGGTTTATCGGATGCCTTTTGTTTTCTATTTAAATGAATTATTGTTTGTACATATAATTCTAATACTTCTCGATAGTCACGCTTCTTAATCTCAAATGGATTTAGTCCTACAAATTGTTGCGACAAGAACATAACTATCTCAAAGGATGATGTTTTTTGTTTAGTAGGTGGAGCATTATTTACTACTCCACCTCTAATTAGTTTTTTTCAGCTTTACCATACTCACCTTTAATTGCTTGACCTACTGACAACATAAAATCGTGTAAATCATTAGGTCTTAACAATTTAAGATGCTCATCATTAAAATCAGTAAATACATTCTTTAAAAAGTCTAGAATTAACTCCATTTGACCTTTAAAATCAGTATCTTGTGATTTAGTTTGAAACTCTTCAAACTTTATAATAGTATCAAATGAGAAGCCATAACATACATAAGTATGTACAGGCTCATTTGATGAATTGTTTGGATAAATATTTAATTTAATTTCCATATTATTGCTCCTTATTTATTGAAAATTAGTCACCTAAAATTGTTGATGCATTATCAGGTGTTACTACTTGAGTAAAGAATGTACTTACTAATGTAGCAACATCAGTAGCAGCCATATCATCAGGAATAGGTAAATCAAAGTCAAGATTTCTCTTTCCTGTAGAAGTCCAAGCCTTCTTTGGTGCAACATTAACAATTTCAATTGATTGTCCTTCACTTGCAGTACCATCATCAATAGTAGCAGTTGATTGACTAATTGAATTAACTTTACAATGATATGCCCAAACAATTTCACAAGGTGAATCAACATCTCCATCGTGTAATGCATAACCAATTGCTACATATGGCTTACTAGAGCCATCAGGTGTAGTTAATACTGCATTATAATCTCCAACTTCCATTGTTGTATTGCCAAGTAATTCAGCAACTACTGAAGGTGCAATTCTAATTGTTTCAAAAGTTCTAGTTACTTGTTTAGCACCATATACTCTTTCTTGAACAACATTATCAGCATAAATTGATTCATTATCATCAGTAATATCTCTTGATACTGATTTAACAGGTGCTAATACCTTTGGATTACCATAAGTTAAAGTACCATCAGTACCTTCAGTTTCAATTGCATAGTATAAATGTGAACATCCTCTATATTGTACGCCCATTTTTTATTCCTCCTATAAGTATTCAATATATTTAATATCAGCTTGTCGGCTAAACCATTTACTTTGATAAGTCCTGTTAGCATAACCGACACCTGAAGTTATGTATTTTTTAGATTTAAGTAAATTAATTGCTTCGATTAATCTTGTATATAATGTAGATGCATCAGTAGTGTAGTATTTCAATTCAAATTCATATCTATAGGCTTTAACAACATTATCTGCATTAATATTGTCATCAGTAAATGATTCATTAATTGTAAAGTATTCATTAGGCAATGTTTCAGGTGCATCACCTTCGGCATAAACAGGAATTTGATTATTATTGTCATCTAATAAAACTAAATCACTAAATATATCAATCATTGTTCATTGCCTCCTTCAATACCTTTTGGAATTCTTCATTTTGAATTCTTAATACTTCTTTTTTTACTGATCCATTTACTTTAACTGCATTGTGTAGTCTAAAATCGGCTGCTATATGTGGTGTTCCAAACGCTAAATAAGTTACTTCAGGAGCAACCTTCCAACTAACACCTACATATGCATACACGAAACCACCAACATTTTCTACAGGCATTGCAGAAACTTCGGCAGCTACTTTTTTAGCATTACCTGTTGCTCTTGAGCCTTTAGTTTTTTTGAAATGATAAGGAGAATTCTCCATTGCCTCTTCAACTTTAGAATTAGCATATTCTTTAGATTTAGTTAAAGCATTAATAGTAGCCTGTTTAACATACTCATTACCAAGATTAGCAATTTTATTTTGTAACCTTTGTAATGCTTTGTAATCAATGTCACCTTTCACTATGCTCCACCTTCAATAATCTCTAAAGTTAATACTGCATATCTACTTCTCATTTCAACATTTTCAGGTTGACCTTTAACCATATAATCTATATTGTTGATTGTTAATATATCTCCTGATTTAAAATCATCCTTCCACCAAGTTGTATATGTTGTTTTTTCATTAATTACTTGTAATCCATTAGCACTTAATTCACTTGTACCTTTTTGTTTAAATTTACCCCTTAAAGTTGCTACCTCAATAACTTGCTTTTGAGTTCTTCCATTAACCATTACTACTTGAGTTCTTTTTTGAGTAGCAATAGTAACAAACTCTCTAATTGGAGCAGGTCTATACATTGCCATCCTCACTATGTGGATGATTTACTCTCAAGGTAGCAATTAAATCTCTAGTGGTAGAAGTAAAGTCTCCATCTTCAATTAAATCAGTAACGGCTTTAGCAAGTAGATATTGTGCTTGTGCAGAATTCAAATAAGTATTTGATACACCTTGTTCATATAACATTGTTTTAGCCATTTGAGTCCAATCCTGTACAAATTCATCTTGTCCTGAATCTGCCAAGTTGGTCATTACACCAATTACATTTTGATTTTCATTTTCCATAATTCCACCTCCATAATTGGAAGGCTATAGAGTAAGGAGCATAACCTTCTATAGCCTTGTTTAGTCTAATAATTAAGAGCCTGATTTAGTAACGGCAATGAAGCCATTCTTTTTAATAATGTCTCCACCTAAATCTACAGTTCCACGAATTGTTAACATATTAGCAGAGAATTGGAAGTCCTCACTAACCTTAACTTCATAATCACTGAATAAATCTAATTCAAAACATTCAGGTTGACCATAGAACATAGTAACATCAGTTGCAGATGCAGTAGCAAGTGGAGTTAAATTTGGATTTAAACAATATTTAACTGATAATCCACCATCTTTAATAGTACCTGTGTTTGGATTGTTAGTATCAGGTGTAATTTCATAAACTGCTTGTAATGTAGTATCACTACGAACATCACCAAATGCAATTAAATCAGTTTTAGTTAAGAATAACCAAGCATTACCATAGACAGTTTCATCACTACCATAAGATAAAGCAATGTTTCTTAATGTCTTTTCATCTACTGAAGCAATTGCTAAATTAGTTGGTTTAGCAAGTAAACTAGATGCTAATAATTTAGTTGTAATAATATTTGCAGCCTTAACTCTTAATGCCTTTTCAGCTGAATCAACAATCTTTCCTTCATAATCAAGTGGTGATTGTTTCATTACTTGATTAGAAATACTTGATAAAATACCATATGATGCAGGTGTAATAGTTACAAATGCATAAGTTGGGTCACTAGATGGAATTGCTTGACCTTCAGTTTGAGCAGATGCAGTACCAATAGATACCTCATATGCTACCTTGTTACTACCCATACCTTCACAATTAACCACTTTAACTAGGTCAACAATTGAAGATACTTGATTAAATGTAGGAACGATTCCTTCAACTTCAGTTGGAGTTGCAATTGTACCACTTGAAATTAATGTTGCTCTTGTAGAAATCGCTTTAGCATACTCTTTCATAGAGATGCTTCTCTTACCTGTTTCTTTAAATTTAGCTGCTCTTTCTTCAGCTTGTTTTCTTAACTCTTCATTCATTTTATTATTTCCTCCTCTTACTTCGAATGATAAAAATTTTGCTCTTTCAGGATTAGGATTATCTTCACCTTCATCCTTTGGCTTATCTAAAGCATCAATTTGTGCTTCAACTTCTTTTAATTCAGCCTCAAGTTCAGCCTTTTCAGCTTCTAATTCGGCTAATGAATCTCCTAAATCTTTTAATTCCTGTTCATCAGTAGATTCATCATTCTTTTTCTTGATGTCCTCAAGTTCCTTATCGATTTCATCAAGTCTCTTTTGGCATTTAGCCTTTTGTTCCTCTAGAAATGCTTTTAGTTCCATTTCTTCTTTACCTCCATTAGTTTCATTTTGTTTCTATTTCTTAACTTTAGTATGACAAGGTGTCTCTCGTTCTCCAACTTGTTACGCTTTACATTCTCCAATGCATCGTAAGACCTTGCATAGATTTCAGTTAAATCACCATAAGCACCATTTGTGCATATAGCCACATCAAATAATTTACCGACCTTTAATATAGTTCGGTGTAATTCATAATCAGGCTTACCCCAAGTACCAACTTCTTTCATTTCTTGTTCTTCAACCGTAAATGCAAATGAGCCTTCAGTAAGTAATCCTGCTTGTACCATTTTATATACATCTCTATTTTGAGTTGTATCTATAAGTTCAGCGTGAATGAACATACCCTTTTCATCAGGTGTTAATTGAAGTGATCCATTTCTAGTTCTAGCACATATAAAGAAATCATCATTGTGATTAATCTTTAAGCATACATCACTCATATCTGCATTATCAAAGGCTTTTCTATCTACCTTTTCATAAAAGCCTCCATCCCATCCTTCAATAAATGCCTCTTTATCAAAGACAATAGGATATCCTTCAATAATCATCTTGCCTTCTTCTTTATCATCAGCTCTTACTTCACATTCATTAAGCCTGATTTCCTTCATCAGTTTTTCCTTCATCAGTAGCACCTCCTAATTTTCCATCTAATGAATTATAACCTCTAGGTCTTGCCTTACCTTCATCATTTGGTAAAGGTGCAAAGCCTGTCATTTCTCTTATTTCATCTATTGTATAAATACCAGCAGGTATTGTAGCCTGAATCAATCTTATCTTTTGGTCAGGTGTTAACAACTCATATCTTCTTGGATAGATTTGAATCCTATCTCCATATGATGTTTGCCATTGACTAAAGAATACTTTACTCAAAGCCTGTTCAAAACTAATAGCAGCAGGTTGAATGAAATTTTCAAATAAGAAATCCTTCATCTCTTGAGTTGATTTACCCATTAGCATTTCAATAGATACACCTGTATGCATTAATACATTTTCTTTAATTTCTTTTAATGTAGCACTATCAACCATTTTCAGTTGTCTTTGAATGTTCAAATACTCTGCTCCATTATCAAGTACACCAATTCCTGATTTATTAGATTTCAAATCATCAATAAATTGATTTCTAATTTGTTGAGTTTTCTCATTATCACTAACATAAGCATTCACCTTAATAATTCCATCAATTAAACATCCTAATTTAGCAGCTTCAGCTACTGCCTCTTTTGATGTTTGATATGTTTGTAATGAATTTAATACATCGGCATTTGCCATACTTGAGAATTTACCACCACCAAGAAATTGATTATCCTCCATATTATTTTTCCAAATAATAATATCTTCTAATGGAAATAAAACTTCTCTTGATGGATTTACAAATTGAAATCTAATAAATAACTTACCTGATTCATCCTGTTGAATGATTGGCTGCATACAAGGTAATAAAATATATAATCCTGTATATATTCTTTGATTTGCATTTGAAATATAATAATCTGCATATATGAAGCAGTTTGAATAAATCTCTCTCATAAAATAGGCTTGAGTAAGGAAGTCATACATTGTTTGAAAGTCATTTGGCTGCCTCATTAATCTTGCTACTGATGAATCAGTAACAACTTCCATCTTGCCATCTTTTGTTCTAATGTGTCTTGGCTCTAATTTTCCAAAAAAACGCATTTTTAAGAATGTAGCACTTAATACAATATCCGAATAATTTAAATTCTTACCAAATGCCGTAAAATGAGGCTCATAGCCTTTCATACTAACATTCAAATCATATATAGCATTGTTTTTAGGTTTAGCCTTGCTAAATATCTTTTGTAACCAACCCATTTCTAACCTCCTATATAAAACTCACTCTTATCTAATGTTGCATAGAGCATTATAAGAGTTACTACTCCATCTATTTTCCTTGAATACAATCCATCCATTTTTTCAGGTTGAATTGAATCTCCTACAATCTTTGCAGATGTATTACTAAAACAATATTTAAGTACAGGATTACCACCATAGTTAATTAATCTATCGGTTAAATCCCTTTCTACCATCTTCATTGGAAATGATAAATATTTACCTTGATAAATCATTTCAGTACGGAATCCGTATCCTGTTTTCTTATCACACCAATGTAAAAACATATCACTATGCCATTTATCATACCCTATGGTATAAGGCTCTATTTGGTATCTATCTCTTAACCTTTGATACCAATCAGCTACATCCTTTTGATTGATCCTATTTCCTTTACATACAATTACATATGGCTCTCCTGTTTGTTTATTAATCATTTGAGACCATTCTAAATATCTTGCTCCATTATCTCTATCCTTCAATTTTGATTCAGGTATAAAGAATTGCATTACAACATATTTTGTACTATCTTCAGGTTTCATAAATAAACAACTAGCCGTAGTTAAATCTCCTGTATCGGATAAGTCGGTAGCACATATACTTAATTGTCCTCTAAAGTCCTCTAGAGTCCAATCTTCTTGCTCATAATCATATATTGTAGATTCTAACCATTGAGTTGAGTTACCAACTTTGATATTAAAATCTTTAGTCAACATATGAATTCTACTCTCTCTATCTAATTGAGCCTTTAGTATAGAGTCCTGAATAAAAGCATATTTCTTAACTCCATATATTAGAGATGGATTGGCTTTTTGCCACATCTCAACATCTCCTGACCATATTTCACTCTCATCATCTTGTTCAAATAAGAAAGGCAAATAATGAGGATTATCTATTTCACCATTTAGCCAAGCGTTAGCATACCTCAATTGCTTATCAAAAAACATACCATTCAAGAATCCTTTTGTAGATACCATAATAAATAAATGCTCATCGTGAGTAGACATTGAACGCTTAACGGCTTCAGCTATCTCATCATCTTTACAATCGTGACATTCATCCATAACGGCTGCTACACAATTTCGACCATCCTTATTTTGTGTCTTGGATGACATTCTTGAAATCTTAACATTCTTCTTTTCATTTCTTATCTCAACAAGATTGTCATTTGTGATTTCATTCTTTACATCGAGTCTTTGCCTCATATGTTTAGTTTCATCAAATATTAACTTTGCCTGTTTATCATCATTGGAGCAGATAATATAATTCTTACCTCCACCACCAACAAACAAGTTCGCATTCATATCGGCTGCTACCATTGTTGATTTGCCGTTTTTTCTTCCGACCTCTAGCAATGCCTCATTAATTAACAAATGACCTGTAGCCTTTTCTTTGAAGGAATATATAGCCTCAAAAAATGCTTTTTGCCATAGCATCAGTTCAATTGGTTTATTGTAAAATGGAGCATATCCTTGTAAACATAATGTCTCCATAAACTTAAACCTTTTGTAACAATCCTTTGGCTCAAAAATAAATCTATCATCATTCAAATATTCACATAGAATATCAATGACCTTTTTAATTTTCCATCCTACCACCAAGCGTTTACGCTCACCTTTAATATCAATCCATCCACGCTCTATAGCATCTCTATATTGAACAATAAATGGCTCACTCATTGAATTCACCTAATGCCTTCATCAATGCAGATTCTTCACCAACTTCACCTTGAAGCGTTCTTAATATCTTTGTTGCTATATCATTCTTTTGTGCTTGATAATCTTTAAGGATTTTATGAACAGGTAAAGCCTTTTGTTGAAGTGGATTATTTGGATTGATGATATATTGAGGATATTTACGAAGTTCAGTAATCTTTTCTTCATAAAAAACGAAATCGGATAAAAGGGATAAAATAATTTCTTTTTTTGATTGATCCACATTCTCTAAATGAGCAGCTAATTCATCAAACCTATTCATCATATCCCTCCTAACCAATCTAACCGAATATTTTTAGAATTATTGGTTTCTAACCAATATTAAACCTAGTTTTTCAAAGCCAACCGAAATTTCAAATTTTTGGCTCGTGTGAAAGAAAAGTCCCTCTCGTGCAGTGCCTCCCACAATTCAAAATTTTTTTTGAGGTGGGGAGTCCATCGGCTTTCATTCCTTGTACCTTGTAAAATAATCTTGAATGTACTTCTCATAATCCTTGATACATCTACCATTAGGATTATTATGTAACCTTTGTAAGCATTCCTCTTGAGATATATCTAATGTTACTATCTCTATATTGAATGCCTTATACCTATCTGCTTCACGCTCTCTATCCTGTTTACTTGGTAGAGACTCAATGATAAAAGCATTCCTCCAAGTTCCTGTTCCTCTTTGGATTAGTCCCTTGAGTTCATCCCTTATCTTGAATACAATAGGCTTTAATGCATTAGGCTTTATATATCTTGGTTGACCTGATACCATTTCCCATATATCATCTATATCAACTACTACATCATTCTCCTGTAGTCTATCCTTTACCCAAGATGTCTTACCACTACAAGATGCTCCTGTTATTAGATATACTTTCTTTTCAGGAATGTTATTAGTTCCACTATGCCCAAACCTTTGATGTATATCATTGTGACAACTCCAATGTACTATTTGGATGTTATCAGGATTAATACTGATAGATGCATCATTTACATTGAAGTTGTTTAGATATATCTTATGGTGAAATACAATAGCACCTGCATTATTATTAGCAGATGGATTAAATCCTTTTACTATTGGTTTACCACAATGCTCACATATTATTGATCCATCAGCTTTTAGTCTAGCCTGTAATACTTGAGCCTTGCACTCTCTCCAATCCTCACCACGATAGAAATCATATGTGCTTTTATAGGTTTTCATTATTCAGCAATGTGAGTAACATCAGTTGAATTGTAAACCCAAGCACCTTCAGTATAATCGTATGATACGGTCTCAACTACTGAAGCATCAATATAAGTTAAGCACATTCCTACTTTGTTCTCTTTGTAAGAAACAACATATCTATGTTCTTGATTACCTGTTAATTTAATAACCATATCACCACTTCTTAATTTATTACATTGTGCTAGTGATAAATTAGTAATGTCCTTTGCTTCTAAAATTCTTGGTATTCTTACTTTCATTTTCTATTCCTCCTCTTTAATGAAATATTTTTCTTCTTCAGGCTTACATACAACTTCACTATAAGTATTATTAGTTCTAGTATCTTTTCTAGTTCCTTTTAACTTAATGTAGCCATTGCCTAAATCAATTCTATCTACAATTACTTCTTTTTTCTTTGCCATAATTATTCTCCTTATGTTTCATCTACCCAAGTGAATGTTCCATTTACATTCTTTAATACTTGTGTTTTAGTTGCATCATAGCCTGTAATAGAAGCCAACTTGATATAACCTCTAGTTGCAAAAGCAGTATCATCAATATCTTCTTGTGTAACTATGTCATCTACATCTCCATCAGTTTTTACATATAGGCTTTCTGCAAAACCACTAATGTTAGCCTTATAGAATATTTCATTACCTTGGATACCACTAATTCTTGCATTGTTTTCATCTAGGAATTCCATTGTGCCAAAGTCATCTGCATAAATGTTTTCAGCAAACGCAGTAGATGTTGTTTCGGTTTCTTCTGCTAATTTATATATAATGTAATCTTCACCATAAGCAGATTTTAAATCGGCAACTGATGTTATAGAGGCATCATATAACCATACTCTATTAGTTCCTACACCTTGTAAGGAAATACTTTTATCTTGTGTATGATTATATAAATTATTAGGTGACAACGTTGTATAATGAATAGTAAATAAATCAGAAATTTTAGCGTTATCAGTAGTAGGATTTGCCAAAGGTAATATAGACCCAAAAGTATATATTCCATTTATAAGGTCATAACTAAAATCTAAATCTTTTATTTTTGTAATACCATATCTAACTTTCTTTGTTCCATCAGGATACTCTTCATCTCCATCAGCAACTATCTTGTTGTCAACTACTTTTAAGATACCTTTTAGTTCATCATTAGGTAAATCATAGATGTGTTCTTGATAAGGTTCATATCCTATACGAGAGCCATCCCAATACAATGAGATACAAACATTATTTTGATAAGTAGAGCCATAAGAATTTAACCAAAAACATAAATAAGATACACCACTTGGAATTGTTAATGTATTAGTACCACTAATTAAATATTGTTCTCCACCACCTACTAGATTTTGATTGCTATCAAGGAAAACATAACCAACATTTACACCACTAGGTCTTTGAATATAATATGTTTGTCCTGCAACAACTTTAATTGGATTTGCATTACCAACACCATTGGTATAAGTAGTTCTAACACCATTTATCCAGTGATAATTGCCCCATTCCTCATCCCATTGGTTATAATCAACCATTTTTAATTTAGCACTCTTTGAATGAATGAATGTTCCTACATTATATTCATAATAATCATTAGGGAACATTGACTTGAATATTGCTACACCATCTCCTGCATTGGCTTGTTCTTTTGCATAGATGTAATCTGCTACTTGTGAGCCAAACATTTGAGTTAGGTCAAAGATATTCCAATAACCACTATAACTAATCGCATCAGTTGTTCCAAAATTAATTGTTAAACCTAAATATGTGTTAGTTGCATTAAAAATATAACTGCCATTAGCATATACACCACCATCATTATAACTATCTCTAATATATAAATTACTTGGTAAATTAGGTAATGAAAATAAATACTTATGTCCTATTGTTAAAATATTACCTTTGCCATTTTGCCAAATACCCTGTGAATTACCTGTTGCACTAGGTGTTCCACTAAATGTAATTAATCCTGTTGATGAATTGCAAGTATAACTAACATCATTTAATGTTTCACTATCCTTTAATTCACTAGGGTTTAATAACTGATTAAATACAACACTCACACCTACTAATTTTTTTAGGCTTTGAATACCTGTTGTAATATCACTAGAGCCACCTGCCGTTTGATAGTTAAATGGTGTTTCATCATCATTTCCTACATTGGTATCTAATGATGATGTACTATCGGAATGTCCTGCTCCTAGTGTTGAGTAGTAGCCATCAGTATTTGCTTTTGTATCAGCTTTATCATCAACATATTTTTTGATAACTTTATTTTGTACGGCATTAACTGATGAATCACTCATTTCAGTATCAGGTGAAGATGCTCCACCATCTGCCGAATATATTGTGTCACCAACTTTTAATTTCTCTAATGTTTCAGTTGCAGTTCCTGTAGGATTTGCCTCTACATCTACTGCTACTGATTGTGTTTTAACTACACTTACACTTTTATTTCCATTAATATAAGCCATATTATCCCTCCTACATTTGTTGTACTTCTATTTCACCTGTACCTTTTATATAAATGGTATCGGTAAAATGTTCTTGTTTTGATAAAGCAGATTGATTAATTGCCAATGCTTCACCAATTCCTGAAGCAATCTTAAATGAAGTATCTTCATCATCATCTTCTTCAAATGATACAAATATATCTCCTTCACTATAATTTTTAACAAAGTAATTTTTAGCCTTTTGATTAAAAGTTACGGCTTCCCAATCACCTGTTAATGTTACTCTTTTTACATTGTTCATATTTCTACCCTCCTAATATTTAATAATCCTTTTACAATAAACAAATTTTGTACTACTAGAAAGACTACCACCTGTTGTCGATAACTCAATAGCACCATATTTTGTAAGAATATATTCATAATAATAACCTCTAACTCTTAATACAGGAGTAGCATCTTGTCTATATATCAATTGTTCAGAATTTTTTACTTGTCCTAAAGTAGAAGTAGTAACCGTTCCACTATCAGTAATTGATAACATACAAGTATAATGAGTATAACTACCACTACTTACTTCAATAACAATCATATAAAGACCTGCTCCATATGTTGTAATATCAATGGATGTATTTGTTACAGGTACATCAACAGGTATTACATTAATTAAATTAAATAAATTACAACTTTTAGTAATTGAATCATTATGATACGATATTATATTTATTTGGTCATTATATATTCTTAAAGCCGATTTTTCGTTATCACCTTCGCAACTTAAATTAATGTTTGAACCATTATTTTCAATATTGCTATAAAAGTCACCTAAATCCTCATCCTCGTATAAAACCTCTTTAGCAACTTTGCCATTAATTTTATTATTAAGTGTTGCTACTTCATTATCTATTTTATTATTTAAAATTTCATCTTGATTATCTATATAATCTTCTAAATCATCAAGAGTAGTATCATCAGTAATGTAATAAATACAATTGGCTTCAAGTTGTCCTCCTGATTCAAGTTCGTTATATTTGGCTTGAGTACAAAAAGCAATTTTATAAGACTGATTATCTACAGGATTTTTAAATCTTAAAACCAATCCATTAATTTCATCAGGTAATTCTCCTGATGATATAGCCTCTTGAATAACTTCTAATACCTCTTCTTTGGTAAAGGCTTCATATTTATTCTTGTCAGCATCATCAATAATATGTTTCATTGTGTGTCATCCTCCTCGTGTGTAGAGTCATTCTAATAATTCTAATTATTAATATCCCAATTCTTTAGTTTAGCCTGTTCCTCTTCAAATTCGGCTTTGGCTTTTCTTAAATCATATTCTAATGGATCATTAACTAATCCTTCAGCCTTACCAAAGTTAAGAGCATAGAATTTATGTAGTACAGGATTAGCTGGAATCCACTTTTTAGTTTTAACTACTACCTTAACAACTACATTTCCATCCTCATCTCTACCATAGGTTGTTCGTTCTTCTTCTACCCAATAACCTTTAGCAGCTTTAATACCTTCATTAACTAATTCTTGTAGTACATCTGCACCTTTATTTTTAGATAAAGCATCTCTTAACTCCTGATGATCCAATTTATAGTTATTTAATGTTGCTACTGATATTCCTAATGCTTTTGCAATTTCAGATTCAGTTACACCTTGCCTAATCTTTTTATTTATATCATCTAGGTAAGGCTTTACATTAGTATCATATTTATTTTTTCTACCTGCCATAAATAAGCTACCCTCCATCCTCTACCCTAGTTCAATCGTGTATATGACATCATACATATCTACCATAATTTTACAACTGTTAAAATTATTTTACAATAATATTTTTAGAATAATTAAA